GGTCCATAAATATCAGTAAAGCAACACAATTATGTTTTCTCAGAACGTAATCAACCTGACAATCACTCACCCGTGGATGCAGTTTGAAGAAGCGTGGTTACTGATGAAGCACGCTTATGTTAGATTTAAACCGGAAGAGAAATATAATACATTTATGACTCTGATGTCTATCGAGTATGGTATTTACCAGCGGGAGACAGAGGAGAATCTTAGAAAGAGAATCGAGTTAGCAAAAGAAGTTCTCAACTATACCGGCTGAATCCTTTGACTCTGGACACCTCAATAGAGTGTTCGAACTTAGCCTTGAACTCACCCGACAACGTGTGGTCGATGACAACCACTCGCTGGCTGTCATCTAGTTTATAGCGAAGGATAGCAAGCAGTGCCTCCTTACCTACCTCATCAAGAGAGGATGAGAACACCTCGTCCAGGACTAGAAGGTTAGTGGTGACGCTGTTCTTAATCTTACCAATCTCTCTCCAGGTTAGCATCAGTGCCAGGTCAATACGAGCCTTCTGTCCCTCAGAGAACGAGGCATAGGAGAAGTCTTGATGCAGAGGAGACGCAACGGTCTCAGAGAACTCCTCATCCAGTGTAAAGTGAACAGGGAAGTCCAGGTCTGTCAGGTACTGGCGGATGTATTTGTTCATCACTGGCAGATACTTCTTAACAATCTGTGCCTTGATGCCACCATCCTTGAGCATCGATGCCACGATGTCGTGCTCTACTACCTGCTGCTGTACCTCAAAAATCTTATCCTGTAACTCCTTCAGTTCCTCCTGTAGCAGTTCCAACTTACCCCTCTCCTTATCAGCACTGCGGGTGTCTCCTTGCACACGGGACAGGCGATCCTGAAGGGAAGCAATCTCACGGGAGATACTATCTCTCCTGGTCTGATACTCAAAGATGCTCTTCTGTAGTGACTGGACGTGCTTCTGTCTGCCAGTGACTACTCGCAGGGTGTCCTCGTGGGTCTTCATCTGCTCTGCGATTTGGTCCATTCCATCCTCAATCTTATCCTTCTCCGCCACGCTGTTGCTAATGATTCCATTAGCAAGAGCACTCTCAATGGACTGAGAGCAGGTAGGGCACTCGTCGTGCGACTCAAAGAACTTAATCTCTTTGTTTATCCTCTCAATCTTAGTCTGCATCTTGACGATGAAGTCATTGAGTTGCTTCATCTTACCTTCAGGGTTGCTCTCCAACTCCTGCTGTGCCAGGCAGATGACATTTCTTTCGTGCTCTTGAGTTGACTCAATAATCTTAATTAGTTTCTCTAGATCTCTTTCCCTGTCTGTAATTTGCTGCTGAATGTCATCAATGTCAGTCGCACACTGCTGGACGATCTCTTCAATCCTGTCTTGCTGTAAGTCAATCTTGTAACCAAGGTTGCCAATCTCACCAGTCAACTCTGCCTGCCTGTCTTTCAGTCCACGCAGACGCTCCTTGGCAATGACTGCCATCGTGGAGAACACTTTGATGTCGAGGAAGTCCTCTACGCACTCACGGCGTCCTGCTGTGGGCAGTTGCATAAAGGGTACGAAGTTACTGCTACCCAGGATGACGATCTGAGTGAAGGACTTGTAGGTCAGCTTGAGGATGTTCTGCTCCAGGTGTGCCTGATTGTCCTTGTCTGCTGCCTTGGCTTGTAACTGCTCTCCGTTCTTCCAGATCTCAAAGACCTTGGGCTTGGCACCACGTCTGACGATGAAGACATTCTTACCGATCGAGAACTTGACCTCAGTCAGAAGCCCCTTCTTATTCTGTGAGTTGATAAGTTGGGGTAGGTTGACCTTACGGAATGGCTTATTGAAAAGGCAGTAGCAAAGAGCGTCTAGAATAGTGCTCTTGCCACTGCCGTTCGTGCCGTGAATGAGTGTAGTCTTTCTGTCGTTGAGGTCAATAGTGACATCGTTGTTACCAACGGACAGGAAGTTACGGAATGTCAGTTCTTGAAAGATAAGCATTAAGGGATGTCTGTCCTCGACAGATAATCATGGTAAAGGGTTTCATCCCGAGGGATAACGATCTCCCCCGGTTCAATCACAGTGTAGGCATAGCCCATCAGGCTACAGAGTTTGTCGACAGCTTCGTTGTCAGTCTCGGTTACTTCCAAGTTCTGACCGATAGCTTCCAGAAGTGTATTATAAGTGATCGCGTCGTCTTTTTCAACAAAGAACTGGACGACTGGTGTGCCCTCCTCGTTCGGTGAGGCAAATGCCCCGCTTTCTATACTACCTTTCTCTTTTGTGAGGATGAACATCACACCTCCTGTGCTTCAATGTACAGCGATCGTAAGATACCAATCAGGTTGGACTTATTTATTTCTCCTTCCATAGCGTTCACATAATTCGTTAGTGTAGTAACCGTGTCCTCTGATTCAATCTCTACGTCTTCATCAAGAATCAACTGAGAGTTCTCAATGATCTTAAGGTCATGAATACCAACATCATACAACCTGTCCACCAGCTTTCCTAGTTTACGAGGAGTAGACTTCTCAACCACCAGCTTGACGAAGGCTCCCTTGGTAGGTGTCACTTCAATCTTCTGTTCCTTATCCTCGTTGTAATAGATCTTATGGAACATTACATTCGGGTTTTCAATGAACTCTAGTTCCTGCGTCTGTAAATCGAAAATGTGAAATCCCCTGGTATCTCCTTCATCATTCCAGTAGAGCTGATATGGATTGCCGAGATAAGTAACATTGCCGCTAGAGTTCTTCTTATGAAAGTGCCCAGAGAAGACCTTATCGAACCTATTGAATACTTTCGGATCTGTGCCATGCTGGCATTGATAATCTTTATTGGCATAAAAGCCAGCCAGTTCTAAATGACCCCAAGCCAGTGAGGCGTTGGTTTTGTCCAGTTCGTTAACAAACTGCTCTGCGTTTCCTTCGCACAACCAGGGGACGATAAAAACGGGAACCTCATTGAGAACTGCAGTTGTTGGTCTGTCATAGATTGTAATGTTCTCATACTCACCGAGGTTGAGGCGAGGAGAGTTGAGAGATAAGCTTTGTTTGTAGAAGATGTCATGATTACCTACGATCAAATGGAGATGGATGCCTCTTTCTTTTAGGGGATCAAAGAAATTAGTTTTTGCCCAGTCAAGACTCCAGTAGTCAATGCCCTTTCGTACATCAAAGCAATCGCCAAGATGGACTACGGTGTCGATCCCACGACGATCGAGCTCAGGAAAGAAGGTGTCTTCATAGAATTTCTTGAAGTAGTCGTGAAAAACTTGGTTGCCCTTACGAATCCCGAAGTGGGTGTCTGTAATGATGGCAACCTTATGCCCTGCCATACGTTTGCAAGTACTGTACGTCGAAATTATAATCCATTTCTTCCTGAGTTTCAACCTGTTGACCTGCTTCGTCTTGCCCTGAGGCTCCGGTCTCTTTGGGGATGGTTGTCCTCATCATCTCTGGACTGAGCTTTGTCTTCAGCTCTAGCTCTGCATCCAGTGCCATCACTGACTTCTGGTCTGCCTTGGTGTCGATGTGGACGTTCTTGCTGTTGCCGTCGTCCTGCACTCGACCAAAGGTAGATGCCACGTCGGACTTCTGTGTGACGTCTGCCAGGTTTAACTCGCCGTGTACCTTCTCGTGTGCGTCTCCTGTCGGAGCTCCAGCTGCCCTCAGCTGGTCGACCTGTGCCCTCTTCTGGATGACTGGATGGTCGACGCTTCCCTCATTGGGAGAGCCCATCGTAGCAGACGTTGGAGCCTGTACAGTGGGCTTCTTTTGATAGTCTTCGTGTAGTCTCCAGAGTGCTTCTAATGGGTCCATAATCCTCCTGATAAAGAGATGGGGAGGCACACGCCTCCCTGCAATCTCTGCCTAGGTAGCGAACAAGGCACTCTTATTTATCTGCCCTGTCGCTTTTGATCGACCACATCTTTGATTGAGTTGAACTCCGAACTGGTACCCATCTGGTCCCCAGTAAAGAACTCCTCGAAGCCTGACTTAGAAATAATCTTGTCGCAGATTTCAATCTGGCGTTTCTCTTTTGTGATACGACGAATGAATGCGTACCAACAGATCTGTGTGAAGTAAGAGAAGGGGTTCTTACTCTTCTCTGGATCAAAGCGATGACAATAGACGACGCAGTTCTCAACTGCGTCCATCACCATGTCCTGTCGGTACATGTAGTTACAGAAGTTAGGACGCATGGACAGGTGCTCTGCGATGTCCATGAAGCACTTACCGATGTAACGAGACACAACCGGGCGTGGTTCGCCTGCTGCTTCTGCGGCATCGCATTGCTTTCTGAACTCGACAAAGGCAGCATAGAACTCTTTGTTGTCTATAAAGTTGTTCTTTTTGCGTTTCGGTGTGCCATTCATATTTGTAAATCTGTTGGTGTTATTATAACACAAAAGAAAAGGCGAGTCCATTTAACACGCCTCTCTTAAAGTGTTATACTTGTTATGTCAATAACGAATCAATTAGTAGGTAAGTCTGGTGAGTTATCAAAGAGACCTTGTAGTTTCTCTCGGAAGAGTTTAGTCTTTCCAATGAACCCTGAGTTATCCTCTGCTTCTACCTTCTTCTTAACAGGAGACGAGACACGAGCAGCGATTAGTGCTTTCTGATAGAAGTCAACTCCAAAGGAATCGAGCTCACTCATTGACACAACATGATTGCGATTCACAATAGTCATGTCGTCGCTTGCAAACGTCATCCATCTCTTTGGAATCAGTCCTGAAACTGCAACACCTTTTTCCTGATCGATTTGTACGTTCTCGTTAACAACGATAGGATTAGACAGAATAAAGAACGAGGTATCGTTCTCTTCAGCAGGCATTACTTGTGCCAGAACTTCCTCACCCGTTATCATTTTGATAGTGGCGTGAAAGTTTTCTAACATATGCTTAGTGTTCCGGCACTACTATTTAGGGGCACTTCAGAGATGCGATATTGGAAGTCCTCATCCACATAGTATTTGATACGCTCTGCCAGATGGTTGAGAGTGAAGTTGTTCTGTCCGTGTGGTTTACGGAAGTCATCAGCAATGTCATACAGCATCGCACACTTCTTACCCTTTGCCTTCCTCAGTCCTCTACCAATGGACTGCAACACACGAATACGAGATTTAGATGGCGAGGCAAACACCACGTGGTGTAGGTTCTTGATGTTTACACCTGTCGACATCGTCCCGTAGGAGCCGAAGATAATGTTATTATCAGATGTCTCTGCGATATGACGAACCGCCTCACGCTCGCTCACGTGGACGTCTCCGTGGATGATGTGGCAGGGACGGCTAGTCATATTAGCCATCATCTCATACATTGGGATGCCATGTCCGTCAACACGAGTGAAGAGCACCAAAACGTTACCTTCTAACTGTTGTGCAAGTTTACAGATAAACCTATTCCTCTTATACATGTCACCAATGTACTCAATCTCTTCATTGTAATTGGCAAACGATTGTGGGGTGTGCTTCAGCTGTACGATTTCTACGTTGAGCTTGGCAAGGAATCCTTTCTCCATCAAATCGGCACTCGAAGTCGTCTTGTATACAGGACCGAAGTGCCCTTCTAGGATGAGCTTGTGTACGTTCTTGCCGTCCAGTGTTCCAGTAAATCCGTATCGCCACTTGACGTCCGGCATCTTTTTCATAAGACCACCAAGAGACTTCGCCTTGAAGTTGTGGCACTCGTCTCCGATGACTGCATCGAACTGACGGAACCACTTCTTCTCCAGTCCATAAACAGACTGCCACGTTGTTATAGTGACAGGAGCACTTGTCTCCAGGCTGTGTCCTTGATAGATTTTATGTAGGTTCTCCTCTTCCCAACCGTAGTCCACGAAGTCTTTATACATCTGTTCTACTAGTGACTTAGATGGCACTACAATAATCGTACGCTTCTCGATTGACTTCAGGTAGCGAGCGATGGCATAGATCATCAGCGACTTACCACTGCCAGTGGGAGACACAATTGTCTTTCTGTACTCCTTCAGAGCGTGGAACACTGTCTCCACCTGGTACTCTCTGGGGGTGACATTAGAAATCTTATTCATAAACAGCTCCACACCTTCCTGGAAGATGCGTTCGTCTGTCTCATAAGGAACTCCATAGAACTTGCTGTTCTTGAACTCCCAACTGTAATTGTGCCTATCCAACCACTTGCATAACTGATACGTCAGGCCAGCTGGTAGTGTCTTGGTCGCCACAGAGCAAAGTCTTATCTTTCCATCCCAGTACTTCTTCCTGAATGCAGGCGCAAAAGAAGCACCCTCCACATCAAAGGAGAATGCTTCTTGTAGTTCATATAATACGTGCTGTTCACAGTCAAGGACAATGTCCAGCTCGTTCTTTTTTTCAATGACGACGTCAGACATAACAAAGTATTGCTATGACTATTTAGAACCCCTTGCCAGCAGTACTTTTGGGGGCATCTAGTACCTCTACATGAGAAAGTTCGGCACGATTTTGGTACCACTCGTACCGCATCAGCTCGTAGTTGTCAAAGATAACAGAGCGTCCGTCTTTGAGGACTACTTTGTACCTGTGTCGGTCGTACGGCTTGTCACAGTAACTTTCGAATACTTCGCCGTCTTTGTAGGACATGTGGTTTGCATTGTGTATGTAAGTAGAGCAATAAATGCTAGGACAAAAAGGTTAGACACCATTTACGAATCTTCTCCATTCGATACATTGTTTGATGTGATATGTCATCTGGTGAATCTGTTTTAGAATCTCAGACAACGCATTGAGTATTACTTTATAATACTCTACCTTCATCTCAATCTTCTGGATGTCTTCATCGACACCCATCCAGTTAAAGACGTCGGACTTAATGACCTTATAAGGAAAAGGTTCGGCATCCTCTGGCACTTCCTTACCAGAATAGTACAACCACTTTTTGTGCTGTAGTGTTTTGAGTTGGTGTTCTGTCTTCTTGGAGAGGAGAGAGAACTCATTATATAGAGTGAGATACTTCTGATGAAGTTGGGGAATCTTCAAAGATGACTCGTCAAGCATGACGTCATCAATCTTTGAATCTTTTTCCCACATCTCTTGGATGATTTCAAGATTCAAGGCAGTGCAACTCCCTCCTGTGAACGTCTGTAGTTGGGCTCCATCGAGGAGTCAGTTGCTTCTGCTGCCTCGTAGATATAGTAGTCATAGTAATTATACCGCAGCACTGCTTCTGCTGTAAAGTAGTTGACGTC